GGCACCACCTCCAACCAGACGTTCAACATCACCGACACGCTCCTCAGCCCGGCCGTCTACTACCTCGCCGTCGCATTGGACAACGCGACCGGGATCGTGTGGCACTTCGCCCACCCCGCCAACAACGCCCGCATGATGGGCGTCCTCCAAGCCGCAACCGCGTTCCCGCTGCCAGCCACCGTCACCTACGCGGCGATGGCGCAGGCATACATCCCCGAGGTGTTCGTGACCGGACAGACGGTCATCTAATGGCCGACTACCCGACCGGAGGTGTCTGCCCGCCGGTGCTGTCGGTGTTCTCCCAATACTGCACAGCCTCCAACCTTGCGTTCTACTCCAACGCCGTCTCGAACGGCTCATCCGGCACATGGCCCTCGGCGAACCGCGGCCTGTTCATCCCGATCTGGCTCCCGGCCCCATTCCAACTCGCCAGCTTCTTCTGCGTCAACGGGTCCGCGGTGGCCGGGAACATCGACATGGGCGTCTACGGCACCGACGGCAGCCTAATCAGCTCGAAGGGCTCCACGGCGCAGTCGGGCACCTCGACGCTGCAAATACTCACGCTCACCACGCCGATCGTGCTCAACCCCGGCCGGTACTTCATGGCCATCAGCGCGTCGAGCGCATCCGCCACATTCATCTCGAGGACACCGTCCGTCATCATTGAGCAGCGGCTAGGAATGCTCCAAGCCGCCACCCAGGTGCCGCTGGCGAACCTCCCGACGCTCGCCACCTGCGCCTCCGCCTACCTGCCCCACTTCGGCATCAGCCAACTCACCACCTACTAAGGAGGGGAGTCCCCATCGCAGTTTCAGACGTTCACGGGTCCCAAACCGCCGTCATCAGCACCGAGCACACCCTCGCCGACACCTCGGCCGCCGCCACCTACATCGGCTCCGTCGACGCGATCAACATGGCCGCCGGCGACGTCGTCGTGCTCCGCATGTACGAAATGGTGTTGACGTCCGGGACGCGTCGTGTCGCGTACTGCGCCACGTTCACAGGGGCTCAGGTGGTGGACGACATGATCAAGATCAGCGTCCCCGTCTCCACCGCGCTCACCGACTCCGGCGCCGTCAGGTTCACGTTGCAGCAGACCGCAGGCACCGGCCGTGTCTTTCCCTGGAACCTGAAGAAGTTCGCGTAGATGCCTGCCGCTTCGACCCGTCATATCGAGCCGCTTCTCCCGCTCGGCTCCGGCGTTACGTATACGAAGGACGGGGCAGCCACCGCCGGCACCATCGTCGTGGGGGTTGAGGCGAAGACGCTGAACCGGGCGAACACCGTGACGGCCGGGACAGTCACGCTGGCGGCGAAGGCGGATACGTTCTCGAGGGCGAACACCGCCACCACAGGCACAGTCGCCGTCGGCGTCGAGGTCAAGACGCTGAACCGCGGGAACACCGTCACCGCAGGCACCGTAGCGTCCGGGGTAGAAGCGAAGACGCTGAACCGCGCCGGAACAATCACCGCGGGCACCACCGCGATCGGCGCCCGGGCCACCACCTTTGCCCGCGCCGTTCTCGCCACCGCCGGCACACTCATCGCCGGCGTCAAGAACCTCCTCGCCAACCGGGCAGGCACCGCAACCGCCGGCACGTTCGCGAACGGCGATTACGTCCACACCACCGGCAGCGGCACCACCTACACCAAGACCGGCACAGCCACCGCAGGAACGACCGTCACAGGCGGCGACGCCCATACCGCCATCCGGCTCGGCACAGCCACCACCGGCACGTTCACCCTCACCGCCCGAGCTACCGCTCGCGCCCGCGCAGGCACCGCCACCACCGGCACCCTCGTATTCGGCAGCGGGTTCATCCACCCGCCGCCCACCTACCTCGAGGGCGACGGCGGCAGCCTCACATTCGCCGGCCTGCACGGCGGCACCGAGTTCGAGGGCGACGGCGGCTCGACAGGAGGCATCGTCCAGTGACAGTCCCGTTCGTGGAAGTCCCCGCGGCGTCCACCCAAGTCTTGAAGAACACGCAGGCAACCCTCAGCGTCACGTTCTCGAGCGGCGCCGCCGACGCCGCCGTCACCACCCTGATCACGAACGCCGCCGGGGGCACCGTCACGTCCGGCACGGCCACGCACGGCACCGGGGGCGTCTACACCTTTGTCCTGCCGCCGCAGACGGACGTGGCCGCTTTGACGGTCACGTGGACGGGCACGTTCGGCGGTGTCGTCCAGTCGTTGCAGTTCGCCGTCGACGTCGTCGGAGCCCTCCTCTTCACCCTCGCCGACCTGCGCGCGTTCGGGCCGCCCAACGACCTCCCATTGTCCGACACGTCGAAGTACCCCGATCAGGTGCTCGCCGACTCGCGCGCCCGGATCACCGACCTGTTCCGCCGCTGCTGCGGCGTGTCGTTCATCCCCCGGTACGACCACTGGGAGTTCGACAGCTACTACCAAACCACCCTGTACCTGCCCGCCCGCCGCGTGACAAAGCTCCTGTCCGTCACCGTCGGCGGCGTGCCGCTCTCCCCAACCGACCTCGCCGCCTGCGTGATCCAGCCGAACGGGCAGCTCTACCACTCCAACACGTTCTTCGGGTTCTGGTCAGGGTGGCAACGGAACGGCATCCAGGTCGAATACGAGCACGGCTGGCAGCAGCCACCGCCGGAGATCACCCGGATCGGGATGCAGCTCGCCCGGTACGAGCTCACCGCCTCGCAACTCGCAGACAGGTTCATTTCGATGAGCAACGAGTTCGGTGTTGTCCGGCAGGCGCAGCCCTCATCGAAGAACCCGACCGGCATCCCCGTCATCGACGCCACCCTCTGCCGATACGACCAAACCACCCCCGTCGAGGTGTGCTAAATGGCCGATCTGGCCGCGCTCCGCGCCGGCATCGCCACCAACCTCGCCACGGTCGCCGCCGCCAACCCCACCCTCACCGTGACCGCCTACGTCACGAACAACCCAACACCGCCGTTCATGTGGGTCCGGCCGAACCCCGACGTGCTGATCGACTACCACCAGGCGATGCGGAACGGTGTCGAATACTGGCACCTCGTCGTCCAAGCCTACGCCGGCGCCCACGACGACGTCACCGCCCAGCAGACCCTTGACGCGTACCTGTCCTCGAGCGGCACGTCGAGTGTGAAGACCGCCATCGAGGCTGACCAGACACTCGGCGGCGCCTGCCAAGGCCTGCTCGTGACCGAGCTGCGCGGCTACACCGAGTTCTCCCGCCCCGACGGCGCCACATTGATCGGCGCCGAATGGGACATCCAGATCACCGCCTAACTACCTGAGCAAACCATGAAACCAACGTCCATCAGGGCGGCCTCGGCCTGCCCGGAAAGGTAGGCCCATAGTGGCCCTATTGACCACGCAGAACATCGCCCTGACCGGGCTCACCCCCACATACGGGGCTGTCTCGGCGAGCGACACGTTCACGCCGAACGGGCGACTGTTCATCCACGTCAAGAACGCCGGAGGCTCACCAGACGTCTGCGTCGTCGGCGTCGTCGCCGGCGACCCGCCCGGCCTCACGATCGCCGACAACAGCGTGTCGGTCACGAACGCGCAGGAACGGATGATCGGCCCGTTCCCCGCCCAGTTCTTCGCCGACCCCACCACCGGCCTCGCCACCGTCACCCACTCGTTCACGACGTCGGTGACGGTCGGTGTGTTCAACCTCACCACGGTCGGCTGAACCATGCCCAATACCTACAAGGTTCTGCTCCCGATCCTCGTCAACGGCGAACACGGCCAAGGCGACGAGTTCGAGCACCAGTTCGACAGCCCCGCCGACGAGAACGCCAACCTCGACTCGGGTCTGCTCGAGATCGTGCCACGCACCTACAAGGTCATCGGCACCAGCCGTGTCTGCGAAACGGCACCCGGCGACACGTTCCAAGCCGCGCTCCGAATGGGGCAAGAGGAGCCCCTGATCGAGGGCGGCCACATCGAACGCGTCGACGTTCCCAAGAAGGCAGCACCGAAGAAAGAAAAGGAGGCGTAAATGGCAATCGGGCCGACCACCAACGCTATGGTCCTGGTTAACGGAGTCGATTTGTCGGACCATTGCAGCAAAGTAACCACCACAGATTCGCGCGCACCAGTCGATATTACTACGTTTGGTGCCACGAATATCGTGGTGACCAAGGGTCTGGGAGATGGTAAAATCACATTGGACTTCTTCCAAGACTTCGCGGCCGCAAAAGTCCATGCCACTTTGCAGCCGCTTATTTCGTCAACTACCGGGGTTGCTGTTGAGGTTCGCCCGGTGAATGCGGCTCGGTCTGCAACCAATCCCGCTATTCTTATGACTGGGCTATTGATGAACTACACCGGCTTGGATGTGAAGGTGGGAGATGCCTCCGCAATCACTGCGGAATTCACCAATAATAGTACGAGCGGTATTACTTATCCTACTTCATAAAATGAAGCGGGATTGCGAGATCTCATGGGCGGCTGGACTGTTCGAGGGAGAGGGGTGCATTCTGATGCGCCGCGGTCAGGGCTGTGTCTCTCCGAGCATCCGTTTGGTCGTCTCAATGACAGACGAGGATGTGCTCGAAAGGTTCCGCGCCATTGTGGAGTGCGGGCCAGTCAGGCTCCGGCGTCCCGCTGAGGACGGCAAGAAGGCCGTCTACACGTGGGAGATAGGAAACCGTCCTGACGTCGAGCGTCTGCTACGGGCGTTTCTGCCCTGGCTGGGAAGGCGACGGTCTGAGAAGGCGAACCTGGCTCTGGCGGAATGTGCGGCCATGGATCGGAACTGCATCCTCTGCGGTGCGCCGTTCCGTGGCAAGCGTTCCGATTCACGCTGGTGCTCAGACCTCCATCGGCACGCATGGTGGGAGCGCAAGCGTCGAGCAGAAGCCCGCGCGGTCAAGTTGGCGGTGGCGTGACATGGCCACGTCGACCATCCAGGTCAGTGGGTTGCGGGAGCTTGACCGTGCGTTCGGGCAGATCGCGCAGGACGTGCGGAAGGAGCTCCGGCTGGAGTTACGGAAGGTGGCGGAGCCGGTCCGTGTCCGTGCCGAATCACTCGCCGTCGCTGATATTCGGAATATCGGCGGTCAGTGGTCGAGGATGCGGATCGGTGTCACCTCCGGCGGGGCGTATGTGGCGCCCAAGACCCGCGGGCACGGGTCGCCTAGGCCGAACCTGGGGACGCTGCTGATGGGGAAGGCGATGCAACCCGCCCTGACCGACGAGACGGACATGGTGGTGGCGGGGATTAACAGGATGCTCGACCGCCTCGGCGGCGAGAACGGATTCTGACGGAAGGAGTGTTGTGAAGCTTGTTGTGGAAGGCGTGCTCGGCCTCGACGGCGAGTACGACGCGGACATCTCGTACTTCACGAACCGGGAGCTCCACAAGGTCAAGGTGCTGACGGGTTTGCGCGCGGGCGAGTTCGAGGAGGCGTTCAAGGTCGGCGACAACGACGTGATCGTCGCGATCGCGACCGTGATTCTCGAGCGGAACGGGAAGGGCGAAGCCGCCGAGTTGCTGTGGGACGCCCCGGCGGGAGTGGTGACGCTGGACTTGGGCGACGAGGAAGAGGCGCCCGAGGTTGATGTTCGCCCCCCGGACTCTTCACCGACAACGAGTGGGCCCGAGAGCTCGTCCGTCGGGAAGCCAAGCGAAAGCGAGCAGCGGAAGCTAACTGGCGGCTCTTTGAGCAACGGTGGGGGCCACCCGGAGAACGTCCCGAGTCCTACTGGTTCCCCGCCCTCGGACACTGGTGTTGTCTCCGACCCTGTGACCTCGGCGAGTTGACACCAACCCAGTTGGACCTGTGCTGGGACTTTATGGAAGCGCAGGGCTAGCTAGGTGCGTTGTTGGTCGCGGATCTGGCCGAGGACTCCGACGATCGCGACCGCGGCCAATAGCAGGCTCGCGAACCCGACACCAGTGATGAATCCGATCAGACCGGCCAGGCTCGTGAGTTTGTCGAGGAGCACGTAGGTGGCCCACCCGGTTCCGATGCCTAGCGTCAGCCCGCATATCGTGAGTAGCACCTGCCATCCGAGCACGCCCGGTGGTTGGTCTTGCATGGGGGCACCCTAGCCGTGGCGCGTGAGCTTCGCGTAACGATCGTCGGTGACTCCGCGTCGCTTGAGAAGGCGTTGGGCCGTTCTTCTGCCGCCGCTCAGACGTTCGGCGCGAAGATGGAGAAGACGGGCGGGAGCATGGTCGCGTTCGGGAAGACGATGACCACGCACGTCACGCTGCCGATCGTCGCGCTCGGCGCCGTGATGGTGAAGACCGCGCTGGACGGGGAGAAGTCGACGGCCCGGCTGGACACCGCGTTCAAGAACGTAGGTGTGTCCGTGGCTGGTTCTGCGCGGGCGGTGGATGGAATGGAGGCGTCCGGCCGCAGGTTGGGCTTCACGAACACACAGATCCGCGACTCGATCGGGTCGCTGGTCACGTCGACCGGGAGCCTGTCGAAGTCACACCAGGAGCTGGCCGTCGCGGAAGACCTCGCCCGGTTCAAAGGCGTCGACCTCGAGACGGCGACGAAGGCGTTGACGATGGCGAACGCAGGGTCGATGCGCGCGATCAAGCAACTCGGCATCACGATCATTCCGGTGACCTCGGCCGTCGATGCGCTGAAGAAGGCGCATCAGGGTGTGAAGGGGCCGATCGACGCCGCCGCGCTGGCCGCCGCGAAGTTCGCTGACAAGCAGGCGACGATCGCGTCCGTGCTCGACGTTGTTGGCCAGAAAGTGAAGGGGCAGGGTGCCGCGTTCGCGTCCACGGCGGCCGGTGGCATGGCGCAGTTCCGAGCGCAACTCGAGAACATCGGCGAGAAGCTAGGGACGGCGCTGCTGCCCGCGCTAAACACCCTCGTCGGCTACCTGACGCGCGCTCTGAACTGGTTCAACAACCTGTCGGACGGCACGAAGAAATGGTTGGGAATCCTCGCGGCTGGCGCGGCGGTTATCGGCCCTCTCGTCGGACTGGTCGGGAAGTTGATCCTCGCCATTCGGGGTGTCGCGATCGCCATGGAGTTCCTCGTCGCGGGCAACCCCGTCCTGCTCGGTTTGAGTCTGGCCGTCGCGGCGGCAGCCGGTGCGTTCATCTTCCTGAAGACAATGGCGTCCGGGAGCTTCGGCGTGCTCTACAACAACAAGGCCGCCGTCGACGCGCTCGCCACCTCCTACACCACATTGAAGGCGCAGATGGACGCGGTCACCAACACGCACCTCATGCTCAGCCAGGCACAACTGAACACCCAGCAGTCACTGGTCACCCTCCATACGGCGACGCTTGCGTGGCATGCCGATCTCGCGGCCGGGACGACCAAGACCGCTCAGGGGGTGCAGGACTACATCTCGTATCGTCAGGCCGTGCTAGGCGTCACGACAGCGAAGGCGGCGCTGAAGCAGGCACAGGATGCGTCGACGTCAGCCGGGCAGAGAGACCAGACGGTCGTCAAGAACGCGCAGGGTGTCTACATGGGATTGCAGAAGCGGGTTGCCGAGTTGTGGGACGAGTACCGGGCCGGAAACATTCCGCAGAAGGATTTGATCTCCGGGCTGACCGCGATCAAGACGAAGGTGGAGGAGAACGTCGCCGCGCACATGCGGCTCGCCCGCCAGTTCGAGTCGACCCGTCCGGCAATCGCGAAGACGCAGGTGGAGATCGCCCGGTACGGCGAGGCGATCCTACTCGTCTACAAGAAGGGCGAGACGTTCAACACCCGCAACATCCAGAAGGAACTCAAGAACGTGCCGTGGACCGAGTTCCAGCGGAAGGCGGTTGAGGGCGGCGAGAAGGCGCACACGGGGTTCCTGGCCGGCATCGGCAAGGTGATTGGCGACTCTACGAAGTCGGTCGGTGGCGCTGTAAGAAATATCGGCACGTTCATCGGTGCAGCGCACGCGGCCGGAGTGAGGGTCGGTGCGGCGGCGGGGCAGGGAGTCGTTGCCGGCCTAGACTCGAAACTCGGAGATGTGCGGGCGGCGGCGGCCAGGATTGCTAACGCCGCCTCCGCGGCGATGCACACCACTCTCCAGACAGGCTCGCCCTCGAAGGTGACCTATCAGATCGGCCAGTGGTTCTCTGAGGGTTTCGCCAACGGCATCGGGGCAGGGTATACCAAGATCGCGGCGAGGATCACGGATATCACGAACAAAGCGATCGCGCTGGCGCGACAGCAACTCCAGACCGCCATGCAGAACCTCGCCTCCGCCATCTCCTCGTTCGGCTCCGCCGCCCTGTCCGGATTCGACGCCGCCGGTGGCGGCACGGCCGAGACGAGGGCGCTGGCCGCGAAGGTGAAGGGGGAGAACGCCGCGATCGCGGCACAGCAGGCGAAGGAACAGGAGGCGTCCCTGAACGCCGCGATCTCCTCAGCACAGGCGAAGAAGTCTGCCGATACCGGAACTGGCGCCGACGCGGCAACGCTAGCCGCCGACCAGGCTGCGATCGACCAGGCGATTCAGGCGTTGCAGGATTACAAGGATCAGCAGCAGGCAGCCGCCGACGCCGCCAGCCTGGCCGCGAAGCAGAAGACGGACAAGGACAACTTCGAGAAGGCGCTCGCCGCGCTCGAGAAGGAAGCAGGCGGGGCGAACACCGAGACGAAGATCAAGGCGGTGCAGGCGAAGATAGCCGCGCTGTTCAAGAAGTACGGGATCACTCCGGGCACGGTGGAGGCTGGGGCGGACTGGAACGCGTCGCAGACGCTGTTCGTGCAGGCGATGGGATCTCTCAAGACGGCGATGGAAAAGCTCGTCGACGCGCTCGGGAAGCTGTCGGGCGCGCAGGTCGCGCAGACCGCTGGTTCGGTGCCCAAGTTCGCTGAGGGAGGCGCCGTTCCGATCATCGCCCACGCGGGCGAGTACGTCATCAAGGCGTCGAGCGCGAAGAAGTTGGGCGGACCGGTCCTCGATCGTCTCAACAGGTATGCCGACGGCGGCCAGATCCCCGGCGACCCGCTCGGCGACCCGAACGCGATCGGCAAGGGGGGTCCGAAGGACACGCCGACGATGCGCGCCGCAGCCATGTGGGTCAAGGACGACGGCCGCGACAAATACGACAAGGACGTCGCCACCGCCCTCATCGGCGCCATCGGCCCGCGCGCACAGGCACAGGCCGCCCTGCGGCACACGTACACGTCGGACGGGTTCGAGCTCAAGACCGGCACGTGGCGGGCAGGGCCGGTCGACCAGAAACTCCAAGACCTGATGACGAAGGCGTACCCCGGCATCGTGTTCGAGGTCGGCACCCCCGGACAGCAGATCAGCGCAGGGCAGGCCGTGAGCAGGTTCAAGCTCGGCGACGGGATGTTGATGGGCCTCGCGAACCAGAGCCTCGGCGACTCGAGCATCCACTCGATCCTGTCCCGATACACGTCCGGCGCCGTCCACTTCGCGAACGGCGGCCTGGTCCCCGGGTTCCTGCGGGGAGGCGTGATGCCGTGGGACGGCCTCGCCAACCTGCACCGTGGCGAGCGTGTCACCCCGGCTGGGCCGGCGGGTCTGTCGTCGTCGCGCACGCTCACCCTCGAAGTGCCGGTGATGGTTGACGGTCGTGAGGTGGGCAGGGCGTCGCAGTCGTTCCTGCTCGACGAGGGACGCAAGGGACGGCCGGGCATTGCCCCCCTCGCATAGCGGATGGCTGCTGCTGCACCGATCCCCGGCTCCGCCCTGGTCAAGGTCGAGGTCGACTTTACGTCGAACTGGAACAACCCGACCGCTTACACGGACGTGACCGCCGACCTACGCGCCGGCGCCGGTGTGTCATGGGACCGCGGCCGCGTAGACGCCTACCAGTCGGTTGCGCCCGGCACCGCCGGTTTCACGCTCAACAACCGTTCCCGCACCTACGACCCGGTCTCGAACGCGAACATGGTGCCCGCCCGGCCGTTGAAGATCACCTGCTACTACCCGACGACCGCAACGGCGTACATGCAGTTCGACGGGCTCGTCGAGGACTGGACACCGAAATGGACACTCGACAAGGACGCTGTCGTTGAGGCCGCCGCCGTTGAGCGGTACGCCGCATTGGCGTTCTGCCAGCAGGCGAACGTCCTCTACTTCCAGGAATCCGCCGCCACCCGGCTCGGCCATCTCGCCGACTCGGTTGGGTGGCCCGCCGCGGCCCGGTCGTTCGCCGCCACCAGCGGCACCCTGCCGCAGGCCACACCGCCGAAAGGGTCGATCATGGACGAGATGACCAAGGTCGCTACCGGGCAAGGCCAAGTCCTGTACGAAGACCGGAACGGCACTTTGACGACGAAGAACGCGTTCTCGGCGCTCGGCACGTCGATCGGCACGTTCGGCGACAACACCGGCCTCGGCGAGCTGCCATTCGCCGGCCTCGAGCTCGGCGTTGGCGGCGGCTACCTCTACACGCAGGTGATGCTGACGGTGGAGGGGCCGGCCTGGACGCAGAACGCGCAGAACGTCGTCACGAAACTCGTCGGCGCCCCGTACACGACGGCAAAGTACGGGTACCGGACGTTCTCAAGGACGATCGCGCAGACCACGCAGGCGGACGCGCAGTCGGCGGCGACGGGGATCGCGGGGGCGCTCGGCGCGCAGGCGGCGTGCCGGGTGAAGTCGATGACGATCAAGCCGATGGCGAACCCCGGCACCCTGTTCCCGGTCGTGTTGGCGGCTGATCAGGGGAGCACGTTCGCGTTGAACTTCACGCCGCCGGGGGGCGGGTCGCGGATTGGGTTGTCGCCGGTGATCCGGTCGATCCATCACGACATTTCTGACACCGACTGGACCGTAGTTTGGAATTTGTCGCCCTAGCCGGTGCAAGCGCATGTGGCAGAGCCCTGGAACCTGAGCCCGTAGATGGCTGACCTTCTCACGCTCACAGACCCGCTCACTGGGTGTGCGGTCACGCAGCGCGGCGCCGGCGCAAACATGTCGGTGGATGTTGCCGCCGGGTCCGTGCTCGTCACGAACGCCTCCGTGTCGGTCGCTTCCGGCAACCTCGCCATCGCGATCGCCGACATCAACTACGACCGCATCGACGCCGTCGTCGTCAACTCATCCGGTGTCGCAAGCGTTCTCACCGGGGCAATCAGCGACGGCGGACTCAACCCGCAGCCGCCGGACGCGACCGGCTACGCGCTACTCGCGAACGTGTACGTGTTCAGCCAGTCGAGCAGCCGCTACACGGGCACCATCGTCACCGCCGCGATCACTGATCTGCGCCAAACCGCGTTCGCGCTCATCCACACGTCCCCTTACCGGGTGTCCGGTCTTTGGTACGGGGTGCCAGGCAACGGCGCGTCGATAGCTGGCTGGACCGACCAGGACATGTACCTGGCCCCGTTCTTCACCGCCAAGGCGTTGCCGCTCCAAACGATCGGATGCCGAACGACGACACCCGCGGCCACCGCCGGCAGCAAAGCCCGGCTCGGCATCTACGCCGACGACGGGTCCGGCGGCCTGTCCCTGTTCCTTGACGCAGGCCAGGTAGCCGTCGACGGCGGGGTGGCGACACCATCCGTCGCCATCGGGATCACGCTGACCCCCGGCTGGTGGTGGCTCACCATCGCCTTCCAATCGCTCGGGGCGACGAAACCCACCATGTTCACGCTGCTGCAAACCCTGTTGGCGCTATCCCCGATCGGCGGGAACACGCTCACGGACATCACGAACGGCCGTGTCGGGTCGATCAAGTTCTCAGGCATTGCGGGGGCTCTCCCGGCGACCCCGACCAGCCCGACGTATTCTCCGAACCCCACCCCTGGCGTCTGGGTGCAGGCGACCTAATGCACTGCGAGAGGCAAAACCTGGGAGCAGGCGTCCGGGTCGAATCCCGCTGTGGTCGCGGCACCCGTGCAGACCTGGAAGCTGTCGGTGCCCGTCGGCTGATGCGGCAGGTACACGTTGAACGGCGGGGTTTTCGGGTTCGCCTTCGACGCGATGACTTTGCCGTCTCGGTAGACGCGCATTGTGGCGCCGGGTTGTGTGCCGCGCCAGCCGAGCACCACTATGTTCGGGGTGCCTTTGACGGTGAATTCGCCGCCCGCGATCGTGAACGTGGCGGGGCTCGTCGATGCGGCGACGGCGGCGGCCGTGATGAGTGCGATCAGTCCGAGCATGGTGACCGTGACGGTCAGGTGTCGCATACGATTCGAGCGCATCAGGATCGTCCTCCTGGTGTCGTGCCCCCGACGTTCTCAGCGTGCGGGGGCTTTTTGTAATGGGCCGCAGTCTACTCCTCGCCGCCGTCTAGTCAAGCCCGATGAGCATTCCGCAACCCGCCAGGGAGGTTTCCGCATGAGCATCCGAGCCAAGCTCGGGTCGTTGATGAAGCAGACCGTCGCGGATGAGCAATCGCACGGCCTGTGGACGTACAGCATGAACCGGCCGTGCTCCGTCCCTCCCGGGTGGAAGCCAGGACAGAAGGTCACCGGCGACTGCTCGAAAGGCGTCCAGTTCCTCGCGAAGTGGGCGTCAGCCCCGGACCCGATGGGGAACGGTTACGCCGTCTGGGGAAACTCGAGTTCGATCGCGACGCACCTGCCCCATGTCACCGACCCGGCCATGTTGAAGGTCGGTGATTGCGTCACGTTCGGCCCCGGCGGTGACGAGCACGCCGCCATGGTCTACACGACCGGCCGCGACCCGCTGCTCTGGTCGTTCGGCCACCAGGGCGCACCCAACTTTTACCTCCTCAGCCAGGACAGCCGCGAGCACCAGCTCCTCAAGCTTGGCGTGCCCGACCCGAAGCCGACCCCGCAGGACTTGTTGCGTGCGAAGACGGGCTACTGGTCGTGGGTGAGTTGGTTCCTGGGCGAGGGGGAGTGGCGCAAGTACGGGCACCTGAACCCGACCGTGCGGCCGAACGTCCCGAAGAAGATCAGCCAGGACTGGTGGAACAGATTGGCCGCTTTCGAGGCGGCCAGGCACAAGGGCAATCCGCCCACAACGAAAGGGGCAGCATGATCACAGCAACGAAAGTCGCGGCAGGCACCGACGTCTACGACGTCGACTTCTCCGCGCTCGACGGCATCGGCGACCTCGAGGGAGAGGTGTACCGGGTCAAGTTCGAAGGCCGCGGCGACGAGTCCGACCGGCTGATGTTCGCGAACCAGCTGAGCTGCACGGTGAAGGTCGCGTCCGGGTCGAGCCTGACGGATGAGGCGACCGTGTCGGACGAGAACGGGAACGAGGTCAGCGGGTCGGTCACCTTCGGCTGATGGCTGAGGGCACTCCCGGCATAGGAGTCGACGCCAAGGGCGGCGCCGTCATAGACCCGACGAAGAACGTCCTCGATCTGGTGGCGGCTCAGCAGAAAGCCGCTGAGGACATTCGCGTGCTCGAAAGTGCGTGGCGGGACAGGTGGGAGTTACGAGAGCGCGAGCACAACAAGGAGCTACGAGACGCGGAGTCTCAGCGGATCGACGCTATCCGGGAGGTGGACGTTGGCAACGTGCAGCGCGCCGCCGAGGTCCAGACCGGCGTCGCCACCGCGCTGGACGGAAAAGTGGTAGCTGCCGCATCCGCATTCGAGAACCGACTGACGGCGACGATCGAGCCGATCCAGCGCCGCATTGACGATCTCACCCGCGCCCAGTACGAGGCTCAGGGACAGAAGACGCAGGTGGTCGAGACGCGTTCGGCAGTGGAGGACATGGCCCCGGTACTTGCTGCGATCGCGACCAACACCACGGCCATCACGGAGCTAGCCCGGAGCCGCGACCAGGCCACAGGGCAGAAACAGGCCGTGACCGGGATCCAAGCGTTCATCGCCACTGGGGTCGCGGTCGTCATCGCCACCATCGCCGTCTACGGATTCACCCACAACTCGTCGAGCCAGCGGTGCTTCAACGCGCAGGGTGCCGAGATCGTCTGCAAGTGAAAGGAGCTGCCTGATGCCCACCTGGCTACTCGTAGCGATCGTGGCGACGCTCGCCATTCTCGCGTTCGTCGTCTTCGCCCACCACGTCTAGGAAAGGAACCCTCGTGCCCTACGCCAAGGCCCTTCTAGCGGTCGCAGTTTCGGCCGTCGGTGCATTGGTCACCGCCCTCGGCACCAGCCCACAACAGTCCTTCTCCACCCTGTCGACCACCCAGTGGCTCGTCGCCGTCGGGTCCGTATTGGGTTCCGGCGGTGTCGTCTGGTTCGTCGAGAACGGCCCGGCCCACGCCTACATCAAGACCGTCGTGGCGTTCCTGTCCGCAGGCATCGCCTCGCTCGTCGTCGCATTGGGCGACGGGGTCATCTCGCAGGCCGAGTGGCTGACCGCGTTCGGCGCAGCCGTCGTCGCGACCGGGCTCGTGTTTCAGATTAAGAATACGCCGGCGACCGCATGAGCGACACGTCCACCAACCCGACGTTCACGCACGTTCCGCAGCCGCAGCAGACGTGCCCGCACTGCGGCTACTGCCCCCACTGCGGACGCGCTAACCCGCCGACGCCGCGGCCTTGGGGCACATGGCCCTATCAGTGGTGGCAGTACCCGCCGCAGGTGACGTGGGCCGTTAGCACTTCGACGGTCGCGCTCGACAGCACCGTGCCGCTCGACACCACCACGTTCTCATGAGCGACCACCGGGACCCCGGCGACGAGCACCCGGCAGTGAGCGGCAAGCACGGAGGCTACGGGTATCTGCCGGACAGCCCGGACGACCGCGACTACCAGCTCGCCGCACCGTTCGCACCCGAGCAGCTCCCCGCCCACGTCGACCTCACCCCGCACATGCCGGGCGTCTACAACCAGGGGCAGCTCGGGTC